CCCTACCTCTTTCCACGACTCCGCCCGCCCGTCTAAGGATGACGTCCTCAACCCTCTTCAGGGTTATCTCGGTCCTACTGTTCCAGGTGCTCGACCATACATCACCACTGGGTCTAGAGCCGACTTCTTAGCCGCTTTTAACAAGCGTGCTAATTTTCATTCTGACGCCCGAGTCGACGTGCCCGTCATGTCGGCTGCCAGGCGTATGATCAAGAAGTTGGTCCCCAAACGTATGCAAGAGATTTCCTGGGATCCTGAGTTGTACAACTCATGGCTCGAGAATTTCGACTCTGAAAAGCGGTGTCGCATATCCAAAGCCTACCTTGATGCTGGCCTTGATAGGTTGTTCGATTATTCCTCCAAAGAGCTCTTCACAAAGATAGAAGCATTGGTCAAGAATCACAACACTGTAGCCGGTCGCCTGATCTTCAAAGGGACCGATTTATACAACATGTTGTCTGGACCTATGTTCATGGAGCTCATGAGGAGGTTTCTTCTCACTGAGAACAACCTTGACACAGTCAAATTCAAGGTGGCTTACAAGCAACAAACTCCCGAGATTGTTTCCCATTTGAGCAGCATTCGTGCCGCTTCTTTCATCGAGGCTGACTTTTCCGCTAATGATAAAAGTCAGGTCCGCGATGTTCAAAATCTCGAGATTGAGTTTATGCGCCGCCTTGGTTGCCCCGCTTGGTTCCTTCGCCTCCACCGCCGAAGTAACAAGTTCGCCGTGTATTCCACTAAATACGGACTTATGTCGCATATTTCGTATCAATTGCCGTCGGGTTGCACCGATGGTACTTTTAGGAACACATTTTGGAACTTGTGCATCTTCAATGGCTGGTGTGAAGCGAGGGGCTTGACCTCAACTCGTGCCTGTTTTCTGGGTGACGACATGCTCGCCGCTCTTCCTCGTAGGCCTCGTTGTGCTGCACGGACTTATACCACGTATGCCGCTCGCGCATGCATGGAAGCCAAAGTCACTTCATTCCGTTCGCTCCGGCAAGGTCATTTCTTGTCGAAGCACTTCTATCCTGTACCAGGTGTAGAAGAGGGTCACGTGATGCTTCCCTTTTTGGGTAAAGTCCTTGCCAAGTTTAATTCCCGACCTAATGCCAATGACGCCGTCTCTGACGACCTCTACATGGCCGGGAAGGCTTTGTCACACGCTTACGAGTTTAGATTTTGTCATTTGCTTGCCAATTGTTTCATCGAACGTGCTAACGTCCATTTGGCCGTTACTGATGGCGCTTACTCTCTTGAAGGCGTCTCTTATCACGTTCGCATGTTGTCTCAATATCGCCATGGGATCACCGATCTCTTGACGTCGTTGTCTTGGCCCGACTTGGTCGGACGAGACGATCTCGACGACTTTTGGCAGCGCAATTGGGATCTAACATTCGGCGAGGTTTTCCCCAGCTTCAGGCACATCGTCGTTATGGACTATTCCGCTGGTCTTCTTGGTGGACTCTCTGAGTTCATCGGGGACATGTAACCGTGTCCCGCTCTTGTCTCCTTCGGGTTCACTTCTGAGTGGACGCCAATGCGCACTCAGTCGTGTACGGCTTGGTCATGGCCCGACTT